TAAATAACTCTTAACTAAATATATAGTTTGGTTCTATTTAATTATATAAAGTTAATAATATAATTAAATATAATGAAATGGTTAGAAAATAAATATTTAAATATGTCTTATAAAACATATGGCATTATAAAAGTATTTGATAAAATGGAAGATGAAATACTTGCTGTAATAAAAGTTAATAATAGTTCATTAAGATTAATAAAACCAAGTAATATATGTAGTTTATTAAGGAAACGGGGATTTAAATTTGATGATTATGACAAAAAATTTAATTATTATAGTGTACTTTCTAATTCTATAAAAACCAATAATATATACGAGAATAATGATATTCCGGAATGGTATATTCCTGGAGATTTCTTTGATGTAATGAATAGTATATATATTACTTTATATGATTATTCTTATGAATTTGGATTTGATGAAAAATGGGATACCATATTTTCTAAATAATAGATTTTATACTTTCATATCCATTTTTATGGAGTTATGATATTTATAATTAGTAATTTCAATATCATCTAATGAATAATCATTTATATCATAATGTGTTCTTTTAATATTGATATTTGGGAATTCAAACGGGTCTCTCTGTATTTGTTGTTTTAAGTAAGGGATATGTTCTTCGTATATATGTGCGTCACCTATTGTATAAATAAATGCCCCTGGTTTCAGACCACAGTGTTTCGCTATAATATGTGTCAATAATGAATATGAAGCAATATTAAATGGAACTCCTAACCCTACGTCACCACTACGCTGATACATAATACAATTTAATTCATCTTTTGAATTTACATTAAATTGAAATAAAATATGACAAGGTGGAAGTGCCATCTCATCCAATTGTTGAGGGTTCCAAGCACTGACAATTAGCCGACGAGAATATTTATTTTCTTTGGTAGAATTAATATCACTATTTTTTAGTGCGTCAATAACATATTGAAGTTGGTCTATTTTTTTACTACCATAATGAGGTTCACGTTTATAATAATCATTTACCCTATTATATGAATTTATAATATCAAAGTCTCTAACATTAGGGTTTCGATAATCATATTTACCATTAAAATTACGCCATTGCCATCCATAAATAGGACCTAATATATCATCTGGATAGTGAGATAATCCACGACTAGCCATAAATTCGGGCGTTGAATTATCATTCCATATATTAACATTTTGTTTTTTTAATAATGAATTATCAGTATGACCTCTAATAAACCAAAATAATTCTTTTGAACATGTTTTCCAAGCAAGACGTTTAGTTGTTAAAAAGGGGATAATATTTTTATATTTTACAGTTCCGTCGTCATTCCTTTCTTTTGAAGATAGAGAGAAACGCATATGCGAACCAAATTGTGAAATAACATTTCCATTACGTCCTTTAATTAAATCTCCATCTGTTAGAATATTATTAATTAGATTTAAATATTGATATTCATCGTGGTAAAAAATACCTTTTTTAAATTTTGAAAATCGCACTAGCATATTATATTATTTATAATGGTCAAATCTTTAAATATATATTGAAATATTTTAATTTCACTAATTACTAATAGGGCTAATAAACGCATAGTTTTTCATACACTGTGCGTATGCGTTAATATGTGTTTCTGTTTAAGATACAGAGAGAAAATAGAATATTCTAGGCGCGTTAAATCAATTATCACAAATAATCCATTTATGTTATCTGCGTTTCTTAGCCCTAAATATACCCCTTTTATTAATAGTTAAATTTAAAATTACTATAAATCATTCTTATCAAAAATATATTTTTAATTTGTTTTTGTCGTAAATAAGTTGTTTTAAAAGTTAAAACTATTATAAATCATATTATATTGTATTATAATATGATATGATATTTTTATAGTGTTTTTATTTGGTTATTCTAATTAATGTTTAATTATTCTATATAATTATTAGTTAATCTAGTTACTATAAGCTAACCCGCCCATACCACTCATTACACGCAGAACATTGTAGTTAGTGGCATATACACGCACCTTAGAGGTAGAGTTACCACCGACGGATGCGTTAGAGAGAACAGTTTGCAGGGTTGCGTTATCGATACGGGAGAAATTGCAAGTGCCAGATGGTTGATGTTCTTCAGGGCGAAGACCGAAAGAATATACATTAATACCACTGTCTGGAGCACGTGTGTGATGTTGGAATGGTTGAACTTGGTCGAAATAAGTTCCTTCGCGTTCACTGAAGCGGTCTTGTCCATTGAGTTGAAGTTTAGCAGTGAGCACTGGATTTTGACCCCAACAATGCATGTTAAGAGCGGTCTCAGCGAGGACGAAAGCACCAGCATCGGATACTCCTGCTGCTTGTGTTACACTCATATTTGGGTCAGGATAACCCCATTGTCCAGTTGAACTTACATCTACGGCACCTGCGTTTTGGAACAATCCAGAGATATCAATTACAGAATTGACACCTTTAGCACCTAAAGAACTGTTGTAAGCATGGAGTGCGTTTGGCAATGCATCAATAGCATCAGTGTAATTGAATGGCTGAGCGCCAAATACACGCGCCAATACGTTATTATCCTCGAACGAAGCGCAATAATCTACATTTGCGTCTGCTTGGACTACCCATACAAGTTCTTTGCAAGGATGGTTGAAGTTCAATTTGATCTTGTTGCTTGAACTACCAACTGATTCATCACCAGTGAATTGGAGTTGCTCAATCAGGTACTCGTGTGGGTTTTGTGCCATACGACGACGTTCATCAGTATCCAAGAAAATGTAATCTACGTATAGAGAAGCAGCTACTAGGGATTTGTTGTAAGCACCTGTGGCTTTAGTGGCGGCATTAAGGTCGGATACAGCCCATAGACATTCGTCAAGAGGACGCAACTCAATGTTAATCTTAACTTCGTGGTATTGAAGTGCGATAAGTGGAAGTGCTAAACCTGGGTTACGGCAGAACCAGAATTGCAGAGGTACATACAGGGTGGTCTCTGGAAGGGCGTTACGTGGGGCACATACTTGACGTGGTGCGGTAGATTCACAAGGACCATCAACATCAGCGAAACTTGGGTCAGTGATGTAAGTCAATTGTGTGGTTTGCCCAATCATTTTATGGTAACCTGCTTCTTGTTCAGAAGTCATGGTTAATTGATTCCAGATATGCATCCAGTCACCATATTGACGGTCGATACGTTGTCCACCAATCTCGATCTCAACCATGCTGATTAATTGTTCACCAGGGTAATCTAACCAACGTGCATAACTAGCATCAGTAGTTCTGATTTCTGGCAAAGTCACCTGGAAATAAGTGCGGTATGCTAAATCACCGTTACGGCTGATTGTGCATTGAACACGACGACCGAAATCGGCTTGACCGTTAAAGGTTTGTTCGATGGACTCCATAGAGAAGTTAGTGTGTCGGCGGTATGTTACTTTCCAGAAAGTGATTTGTGGATTACCAGTTAAATAGATGTCTTGCGCGCCATAAGCTACGAGTTGCATTAAACCTCCTCCCATTTTATAATATTCCTAAATATTATAAAATTAAATAATGAACGTTTAATTTAATTTAATTCCTTAGACCAAGGAAAAAATATTCTTTTTAAATTAATATTTTCTTTGATAAATGTAGTAATATAATTTATAAAATAATTATTTTTATCTCCATCTTTATTTTTTATAATGATTAATTGATTAATTGATTAAATGTTTCTTTATGAAATTCTTTATAATCCGGACACACGAAATTTGGTTCTACTAAGTGTAGAGCTCTAATATCTATATCAGGTGGTCCATATTCTACAAGTGCCAACATTCCGTCACCCATTTATATATAAATAGATGGTTCTTTAATATTTCATTTGATTATTTATACTTATATAATAATATGATATTATACAACTAGGGATACGAAACGCAAGATTATTTACTCACGTACGTATACTTTAATGTGCGTTATTGGATAAAATATTTGTTTTACACCTTTGGACATTTAAAACGTCGTTATTATTTAAATTTACTAATATCCATAACAACCAAAATGACTATTACAAGAACTACATAACAATCTGTATTGTGCTTTATTATCATGATAATTTAACCATTTTAATGCTAAATTTTCATCTTTTATTCTAATCTCATTATCTTC